CATATTGGCAACAGATGAGTGCCGCAGGTACAGATGGTACTGACTTAACATCAACATTAACAACTCAAGGCGATATGCTTTACAGAGATGGTTCTGGTCTTCAAAGACTAGCTAAAGGTACAGCAAATCAAGAATTAAGAATGAACTCTGGTGCAACAGCTCCAGAATGGTTTACTCCAGCAGGAGCAGGATTAGATTGTTTATATGTATGCAATACAGCAACAACTTCTGTAACAGCAAACGATCACACTAAATGGGTAAACTGGGCTTCACCTTTAAAAAATGATTTTGGTAGTGCTTGGAATAGTACAACTGGAGAATTTACAATTCCAACTACAGGAAGTTATTGGGTTCATTGTTGGATGGGTTCTGGACATCATTCTAATAGTTCAAGATATGCTGCATCAGAAGTTTATGTAGATGGTTCTGAACCATCAGAGGGTTCTGAGGGTCATTTAGATTCTATGACTAGAATAACTCAAAACAGTACAAAAGATAAAGGTTGGCAAGTATCAGCAGGTATTGTTACTCTTAATGCAAACCAAGTTCTTTCGTTTTACCTTTGGTTAAATGATGAAGGTGCTAGTGGTGATGACCATTTAAGAGGTGCAAGATTATCAATAATGAAAGTATCATAAGGAGAATAATATGGCAAAATTAAATTCGAAAATTAAATTTTATCTTGAAGATAAAGGTAAAGATTTTTCAGTTGAACAATTCAATTATCGTATCTTAAATAATCAAGATGGAAATGGAAGTTTTCTTCATAAATGGTATGTTGATGGAGTAGATAAACCTACTGACGAACAACTAGCTGCATTTGAATCACAAGCTGACGAATGGGAAGCTAACGCACCAAATTATGAAGATTTAAAAGCTAGTGCTAAAGCTAAATTAATGGCAGGAGAGCCATTAACTGAAGAAGAAGCTAATACAATAGTTTTATAATAACATTCATTAATAAAAAAAATTAATGAAAACATAGGAAAAAAATAAAGAATGTCTAAAGCAAGGAATCTTGGAAATATAGTTTCTGGAACTACAAGTACAATTGAAAACTCTGTTTTAAAGATTAAAGGCGATGGCTCTAGTGCTGACGCTAAATTAACTTTAAATTGTAGTCAAAATTCTCATGGAGTTTCAATTCAAGCTCCACCTCATTCTGCCGGACAATCTTATGTTTTAATTTTACCTCAAAACACCGGAACAAATGGTCAAGTTTTGGCTACCAATGGTAGTAATACGAATCAATTATCTTGGATAGACGCTGCAGAAACAAAACCAACTGTTGCCAATGTATCGCAAACAATTGCACCTGCTACGGCTACTACAATAAGTATTACCGGAACAGGATTTGTTTCAATACCCTCTGTTGAATTTGTCAATGGTTCAACAGGTGCTATTACAAATGCTAACACAGTTTCTTTTACTAACGCTACAACATTATCGGTTAATGTAACTTTAGCATTAGGTAACTATTATGTTAGAGTTGAAAATCCAAACGGACTTGCTGGACGAAGTACAAATAATATTATTACGGCTTCAACATCTCCAAGTTTTACAACGGCGGCAGGTTCATTGGGTACTGTAGCCGGAAATTTTTCAGGAACGGTGGCCACAATTGCTGGTTCTTCCGATAGTTCTATTACATTTTCAGAAGTAACAAGTGTTTTAACAAATGCATCACAGGCAAATTGCAGTTTAAATTCCACAACAGGTGTGATAACAACAACTGATTTTGGTGGCAGTTCAACTACGCCAACAACTTATAATTTTACTTTAAGAATTACAGACGCTGAAGCACAAACAGTAGATAGAGCATTTAGCTTAACTTCTAGCTTCGGTGCAACAGGTGGAGGACAATTTAACTAATGGCTAGTACATATTTACAAAGAACTGAAAGTGCAGGT